AATTAGCGAAATAAAAAGGAGATTAAAAAATGGCCACATTAACAAAAAATGACTTGGTTAAGTTAATAGCAGAGATAGCTCGTAAAGAAATCAAAAAAGAAATAAATAGGATATTTATTAACGAAGATAAATCTATTGAATTGAAGAAAGTTGTTCCTACGAAATCCTTAAAGAAAAGTGATAAAGTTACAAAACCTAAAAAGAAAAAGGAAGTATTTTATACTGGAAATCAAGTTTTGAATGAAGTATTAAATAAGACTGAAGGTGGAGTTCCACAGGGAGATGGAACTGAACCTTATCCAACGTTGGGTGGCGGAACATTTACATCGGATAGAATGGCAGAACTTGTTGGATATGGAAATGAGGTAGGTGGTAATGATGAAAGAAAAAGAGAAGTTGCTGCAGTATCAACCATTAAGGATATGGGAAAATCAGTAGATGATGTATCAGAAGAAGTTGTTGATGCATTAACACGAGATTATAGTGGTTTGATGAAAGTAATAAATAAAAAGGATAATGTAAAAGGAAACAATGCCTAAGAGTGCAAGAGAAAAAGATTTAGATCCCGATACCTTTATAGGAATTGGTTTGCCTCTTGGATATAGTTCTAAAGGATTTTTTAAACAAACCAAAACTTCTTTAGAACAGGCAGGACATAACATCAGAAACTTATTGTTGACTATACCTGGAGAGAGAGTAAATCAACCAGAATTTGGTTCAAGATTACATCATCTTTTATTTGAACAAGTAGATGATGATTTTGTAGATGAAGTGGAAACGGCAATTAGAGATTCGATAGAACAGTGGTTGCCATATATTACTCTTGACAGTATAGAAATACAAGAACCTGATGTATATGATGCTCAAACAAAGAATGAAGCCCATATTAAACTAAGATTTGGTTTGGCGTTTGAGCCAGATCGACTTGAAGAATTAACGTTTATATTGCCAGTAGGATTTTAGGAGAATTTGAATGCCAGCAAAGAATATCAGTAAGGAAGTAAGATACTTAAATAAAGATTTTCAAACATTTAGAAATGATTTGATTGAATTTGCTAAGATATATTTCCCAAATACATATAATGATTTTAATGAATCATCTCCTGGTATGATGTTTATTGAAATGGCATCATATGTAGGAGACGTTCTTTCATATTATATAGATAATCAATTTAAAGAATCAATGTTGGCATATTCCGAAGAAAGAACTTCTATATTTAAAATCGCTCAATCTCTTGGATATAAACCAAGATTATCAGCTCCAGCATCAGCGGTAATTGATGTATTTCAAACAGTTCCAGCTACTGGAACAGGAGTAAATGTTAAACCAGATTTGGATTATGGGTTGAAGATACCAGAAGGAATGTTAGTTCAGGGTTCATCAACTGGAGTTACATTTAGAACAACTGAAGATATTACTTTTAAGTATTCAGGCTCTTTTAGTCCAATGACAGTTGAAATTTTTGATTATGCTGCAGGTCTTCCAACTACATACTTGTTACAAAAAAGTGTGAGAGTAGTTAGTGGAAATGTAACTAGTGAAACATTTGTATTTGCATCTGCAGAACAATATGATAGGATAATTCTTGGTAATGAGAATGTTTTAGAAGTTATAAGTGTCACTGATAGTGATAATAATAAGTGGTATGAAGTTCCATTTTTAGCACAAGATACAATTTATGCAGATGTAGAAAATTCTGCAAAAGAAGATACGGATTTAGCACAATATGGTAGTGATGTTCCATATCTTTTAAAACTTGTTAAGACACCACGAAGATTTACAACTTATACCAGGGGTGATAATAGAACAGAATTAAGATTTGGAGCAGGCACATCTGCTAACGCTGACGAAGAAATAATTCCAAATCCAACGGAAGTAGGTTCTAATCTACCAGGAAGTCCAACAAAATTGAATGAATTTTTCGATCCAACCAATTTTTTAAAAACAGAGGCTTACGGACAATCACCATCCAATACAACTTTAACTGTAAAGTATTCTTATGGTGGCGGCGTTGTAGATAATGTTCCACAGGGAGATATAGTAAATGTAACATCTATAAGTTATGATATAGATACGGATGGTCTTGATACAACTAAAGTTCAAACTGCTAAAGATTCAATTGGAGTAACTAATCCAATTCCTGCTACGGGAGGTAGAGGAATAGAAACTAATATAGAAATTAGAACAAATGCACTTGCTTACTTTCAGGCACAAGGTAGAGCAGTTACTAAGGAAGATTATATTCTTAGAGCTTATACATTACCAGCGAAGTATGGAAATATAGCAAAAGTTTATTTTGTACCAGATGAACAGTTAGAATTTTCAACAGTAAATGTTGGAGGTAAAAACAGAGCAGTTACGCAAGAAGATATGGGAAAACCACTTGGTCAAATAACCACAAGGATTCCAAATCCATTAGCTTTGAATATGTATGTAATTGGGTATGATTCCAGCACAAAATTGACGAGGTTAAATACTGCAGTAAAAGAAAATCTTAGAAATTATATAAATCAATTTAGAATGATAACTGATTCTATTAATATTAAAGATGCTTGGATTATTAATGTTGGAGTTAAATTTACTGCTATGGTAATGAGAGGATATAATAAGCATGAAGTTATATTAAAATGTATAAATGAAGTAAAGAACTATTTTGATATTGAAAAGAGGCAAATAAATCAGCCCATAATGGTAGCAGAAATAGCAAATAGACTTTATCAAGTAGAAGGAGTTGCTTCTATTGTTCCACCAGTTGATGATAATCCAAATAGTTTGCCTGTAATAATAACAAACAAATGGAAAAAGGCAGATGGATATTCAGGAAATATGTATGATATGGAATCTGCTACAAAGAATGGAGTAATATATCCATCAATGGACCCGAGTATTTTTGAAATTAAATATCCCAATAATGATATAGAGGGAAGAGCAATCGGCGATGCCGATGTAACCCCTAGATAATAGGAGTGATGTAAATGCACTATTTTGAATTCGCACAAAAGGATGCTACACTTTACGAAGGAACAGTAACACAGAGTCAAAATACTGGTCTTGATGAAATCATTGAAGTTTCTAAACACATGAATGATACAGCAACCATTGTAAATGCATCTCGTATTTTGATTAAATTTAACTTGACTACAATTTCAGAATCAATTCAGAATAGTACAATTCCAGCAAACACTACAGGTGTTAATAAAACAAAATATTATTTGAATTTATATGATGCCGCATCATCTGAATTAACTGCTAATGATCTTTTATATGCATATCCAGTCAGTCAGAGTTGGACTATGGGGGAAGGTAAGTTTTATGATAGTCCAAAAACTACTGAAGGAGTTAGTTGGAGATATAGAACAGGAGAAACAACTGGAGACCAATGGGTAAGTGGTTCTAACAGTACAGGTGGAACTTGGTATAGTGGAAGTGGATTTCAGGCATCACAGTCCTTTGACCATGAAACAACTGATATGAGAATGGATGTTACTGATATTGTAAACCATTGGATAAAGTCAAGTTCAGCTTATCCAAACGAAGGATTTATAGTTAAGAGGAGTGGTAGTATTGGAAATACAGATACATCAACTTCAGAAGGAAATTCAACTCGTTTGGGACATTTTAAATTCTTTTCAAGAGAAACACACACAGTTTATCCCCCGAAACTTGAAGTTATGTGGGATGATTCTAAATGGGTTACTGGATCATTAACAGCTTCTCTTTCTTCAGCAAACGTAGAAGATATGGTTCTTTATATGAAAGGTTTAAGACCAGAGTACAAAGAAAATTCTAAAGTGAGATTTAGATTAGTAGGTAGAGAAAGATATCCTACAAAAACATTTTCCACTACGTCAGATAATTTGGTTGTTAAAGCATTACCAAGTGCAAGTTCTTTTTATTCAGTACGAGACGCTTTAACAGAAGATACAATAGTTCCATTTGGAAGTGGTTCAAGACTTAGTTGTGATTCAAGTGGTAATTATTTTAATTTTTGGATGAATGGATTACAACCAGAAAGGTATTATAAAATTACATATAGAGTACAAAGTGGTAGTGGAACTACAGACGAAACAGATCAATATTTTGATGAGGATTTTGAATTTAAAGTGGTGAGATAAAATGCCGTATACACTAGAAGAACTCAAAAAAAATGCATATTGGAAACAACTTCATATAGCCGATGAAATAGAATATGAACGTAAGCTTACTAGGGCAAGAGAAAAGATGGCAAGTCTTGCTTCAGCAGATGCAGTGCCAACAACAAGGGACGAGTTTGGAGCTATGTTGTCCTATGAAGATGTTAATACAAAGGAAGCACTTGAAGATCCTACCCAAACCGTTGCTGCTCCCAATCAAAAAGTAATTTATAGAAGAGATTCGGTAGATAATATCATAAAAAGACAAATTACAGAACTTGTAAGTTAAAATATGCCAATAGAAATAAAAGAAAAAGATAGCAAACTTTTAGGATTTGGTGGAGTTAGAGAAGCTGGAGTTTCTGGCTATGAATTCCCCACTTTTGGATCAGACCTAAATGATTTTGTAGAATTTAATGTCTATGATATGGATGGTACATATCTTAATACTGGGATTACATCCGATTTTGAAGTTAAAAATAAAGAAATAGTTTTAAAACCAGGTAAGGATTTAAGAAGTCTTGATTATAGGAGTGGTAAATATAAAGTTAAATATTATTTCTTCAGACGGCTGGGAGGATCAGATTCAGATGTTTTATTGGATGGTGAAGGAAAAGTTTATTCTGGCAAGAACTGGGTTGATGAAGATGGTAGAACTTTTGCTGGAGAAAAAGCAGCTGCAGATCGTGGTAAAGAATTATTTTCAAAAGAGAACAGATATTATATAGATAAAATTTCCTCTTCAAGAACTGAAGTTCGTTTAGTCCCCACTATCATCAATGATGAAACTTATAAAAGAGAATTTTTTGAGTTAGCAGAAACTCATAGAAAATATACGCCCATTTCGGCTGCAGGGTGGGGGGACATTCAATTTGATTTAAAGGACAAAACTAAACTTGATGCAGATTTAAGAAATGATGATGCGGGGTTTACAAAAAAAATGATTGGGGGAAAACTTGTTATTTGGGACGCATATGTAAAGGATGGAAAGAAACTTAGATTTGAATCAAAAATAATAGAAGTAATAGACAGAGATACTATACGAGTTGCAGATTCTTATGATGATAAAAGAACTGAACTTGGAATTCCATATGAACAAAGTGGATTGAATGAATTAACAGAGAACCAAAAATTTAGTAAATGGAAAACTGCTTATAGAACAAAGGCTAAAAAAGACCTTACAACTTTATTACATTTTGATAATCCAAATTTAGCATTAGCTGTAAATTGGCAAAGAGATGATACAACTTTTGAAGAATATCCACATTCTATAGTTTATAAGTTATATGATCCATTACCAGCAGGAATATCTGAAAAGGATTATTGTTATGTTGTTAAGGAAATGGCAGATCCATATGAAGATGAAGTTGTTATAATTCCATTTATAGACCAAGAAGTAGGAACTCTTGTTTTACGATCTCCAAATATGGACGTAATAGATAGTCCAGTTGGGAAGAGGGAAACGACATTTCAAACTTATGATGATATTGTAACGGCGGACGATGATATTAGAGAAGAGATAGAGAATGAACTTCTTAGTGGTAGTTTTGCTAATACCGCGTTATTAAATGTTGAATACGACAAATATGAAAACTTTGTTAATTTTAGTTCAGCAAAACAAAGACTTCAGAATTTTAAATACAAATTAGAACAAATAGAAAGTGCTACAAGTCAAAGTACTCACTTCGGAACAATAACAGGATCTGGAGTTGATGTATCTAAACAAAATGTAAGTAAAAGACAAATGATTAATAGTTTTGATGGTTATGAACGGTATTTATATTTTGAGAGTTCATCTTTTACTACAGGATCAAAACATATTTTAACTCTTGATTCTTCTTGGCCTAAAACAAGTGGTGCCGGAACAAAATCAAGTCCTTATATGTTAGCAGCGACTACTTCATCTCAGGCGAGTGTATGGTATGACAAGCAAATAGAATCTGCTTCATTATATGATATAGAGAACGATGGTAACTTTATGAATATGTTACCAAATCATATAACAGATGATACAGAGAATGAACCATTTTTGAAAATGATGAAAATGACGGCACAACATTTTGATAATGTTTGGATGTATGTTAAAAATATGGACTCCATTCACGATAGACGGAGAGAGTTAAATAGAGGATATTCAAAGGACTTGGTTTATAATGTAGGGAAGTCACTTGGAACAACTTTAAAGACAAATAAGGATATTATTAATTTACCGAGATATGTTTTAGGAAAAGAAATAACAGGTTCTGATCCAAGTGTAAGATCGGTAACTTCAGAAAAAGATATTTCAAGAGAAATTTGGAAAAGAATTGTTGAAAATAATCCTTACTTTATAAAAACTAAGGGAACAGAGAAAGCTCTTAGAGCACTTATAAATTGTTATGGTATTCCATCTTCTATATTAAGAATAAGAGAATATGGTGGACCAGATTTACAAGACACACAAACTTCTAAATTATCTTATGGTGTTACACGAAAATTTTCAAAGGCAATTGATTTTAAGGGAAGTCAATATGTTAAAACACTTTGGAGTGATAATGATCAAGGGGCATATGGAACTAGTCGAAAACCAGATACAGTAGAATTTAGATTTAAGACTGCAACAGGTTCAAGTCAGATTTTACTTCAATCAGAAGTAAGAACAGAAAGTTCTGGTGGTCTTGCACCTTCAGGCAGTACAGCTTGGGTTATTCGATTGAAAGAAAATGATTCTACTGATAATAGAGGACACGTTTCGTTGATGTTTTCTGGTTCTGATGGAGTTAGAGAAGTATCTTCATCACAATTACCGGTTTATGATGGAGAGTGGTGGAATGTAATGTTAAGAAGAGAAGAAGCAGATGATTCTTTTAATGATAAACCACTCGCGGCTGACCACATATCACAAGATATTAGATATAAACTTTTTGTAAAGAAGTACGATCAGGGATTTGGAAGAATTAATTTATATGGAAGTGCTACGGAATCCTTTTTAGGTGATACGGATAATTTAGATACTGAAGGTGGAGACAATTTAGCATTAGAAGATAGTTTTTATATAATGTTAGAAGCAGGACAGACTGGATCTATAAAGGCGGCAACTCAGTCATACAATGAATCTTTCACCGCGGATTCTGCACTTTATTTGGGAGGGCGGACAGGATCAGCATTTGGAGTTAATTATTTAACAACTTTCGGAGCTCCTTTTAGTGGTTCTATGCAAGAATTTAGATTGTGGAATTCTGCGTTAAGTGAGTCTAGATTTGATAATCATGTTAAAGCAGCAAAAGCATATGATGGAAATAGCCCTTCGGCTTCTTACACAGAATTGATTATGAGATATTCATTTAATGAAGCAAAAAACCATTCTACTGATAATGAAATAAGAGATACTTCTGCAAATCAAACATTTACACAAACTGGCAGTGCATTCGGATTTGCAAACGAAACTAATTATTCAAGTATTAGTGATAAAATGCAAATGTTTGTTCCGAACAATGGCCCAAGTAGAAGATTAGGAAGTAAAATAAGAATAGAAAGTAATGTATTAGAAAGAGGTCAGTTAAGTGTTGATAAACGGGCTGAAGTAAGTGCGTTTGATTTTGCACCAAATGATTCAAATAAAGTTGGATTATATTTTTCACCAGTTGATGTGGTCAATGAAGATATTCAATTTTCTGTTGCAGATTTAGATTTTAATCAGTATATTGGAGATCCAAGAGATTTATATGAATATGAATACAGGGGATTATCTGGAGTTAGAGAAACTTATTGGCAGAAATATACAGG